TGCTAGTGGTTATGGCGGTAAAGGTCATAGTCATGCGGGGTCTTTGGATTTCGTTATTGGCAGGATGGGTAGAAATGCCGGAGAAAGATATCCAGACGACCACCCAGATGCTGGGCAGAGAATGGCGTGCGATCCTGATTTTATGAGAGATTCTGCAAGAATTCATTTAAGTCAGAAAACTGACATTGACACAAACTTTAATTTAGTTCCCGGTTCAATTCCCGTATCAAAGGCGAAGTCGGCTATCGGCATTAAGGCAGATGCGGTTAGAATTATTGGTAGAGAGGGTATTAAATTAGTAACAAGGACTGATCCAGAAAACTCCCAAAAGAGTAAAAGTGCGTCCGTATATGGTATTGATCTCATTGCAGGAAACGACGACGAGACTTTGGAGCCGATAGTAAAAGGTAAGAAGATGGTTGCTGCTATGAATCAGCTTGTTAATCACGTAGATAAGTTGAATGGAATCGTTGACAACATGTTGATGATACAAATGCAATTTAATGCAGTATTAACTTCTCATTTTCACCAGTCTCCTTTTTTCGGGATACCAACTTCCCCATCAATACCCTTGATCCCGGTTGGTATAACGACGATGATTAATCACATGGTGCAGACTAAGGTCTCACTTGTGATGAATAAAATTAACTTACAGACATTCAGGGCGAATTATATAACCGCTGGGCACAGTCCGGATTGGATTTGTTCTAGATATAATAACGTGAACTAGGAAATAAAGGTATGGCGAATTTAACAAAATCAGATCTTCAATACGAGGATACCGGATATAAAAAATATTGGTCAGAACAATATGGATATGATTATGATTTAAACAACTCACTTCAGCAGAACATACACAAGATGGTGTTGGCAGAAATTGAGATGGGTTGGGAGTCCATGTCTGGAGAGAAATCGTTAGCCCCATCGCCGGGAAATCATAGTATAAATGGTCTCAATTATGTCGTTACGTCGGAAGATCGTGATGCGTATTGTGCACGGTACCCGCAGGTTTGCCGTGTGGGTAGTGAAAGAGATTCCGTCATCAACAAACTTAAAAATGGAGGCTCACTTTCACCTGAACCACAGGAAGAAGCCCCCGTTGTTGAAGAGCCAAGTGAGGCTCCTGAATCGGAAACATCAGAAACCGAAGTAGAACAACCAGAGTCTCAAGAACCTTCTGTGAAGGGGGAAACCACCCCAATACTACCAGATGGTCCAACAGTGACAACACACAAGGTAAAAACTTCTGGAAGTCGTCTGGCTTTCCGCTCATTTCCATCCACAGTTGCCGTATCGGAAGTCGCCACACAAGACGCTGATAAAAAGGGAGAATTATATGAGATGCTGGACAATGGGGCTGGTTTTACTGTCTTAGATCCCGGCGTAGGCTATATGTGCGAATGGCACTTTATTAAATACGGTTCTAGAGAGGGCTACGTTTATAATAAATTTACGGAAGAAGTTCCATCATCTGGGGTTACGTATCTTGAGTATGATTGTGCATCTCCATACAACTCTCCATTTAATATTTCCCCCGACTGGACAATGAAGGAACCAAACAGACCCTATGAGGACAAGACTGTTGGTAAGTGGTGTGTTGCGTACGAGACGGAACACGATTCAACTGGTGGCTCGGAGTTACAAAATAGGATGTTGGAATCACGTATTCCTGCGCTTAAGCTCATTTTGTCTGAACTGGGGAAGAACAATAGTGATGAGTATGCGGGTACAATTGTTGACGCAGCAGCAGCTATCCGAGTAGAAGATTACAATGTCTCTGAACGACCCGGAGAAAATATGAGAGTTCTCGTAACTCTCCCGATTAAATATGTAAACCATCTGGAGGCTGAAAATCCCACAATCCAGTCCGAAGAGGAAGAAGGACAGATATTCACAGGCGAGGTATATAGTGAAAAATCAGATGTAAGGAAGGGTACAACAAGACAAACAATATTATATCTTGATCCAACTGCATCTTATAAGGAGCGTGTAAAAAAAGTTGCCGAAGGAATGCGGCGATATGCAACACAGGTGGATAATTTTGATGGCGAAGTCAAGAATTTAGATTTTAGAAAAGAAGCAGATCGTTTTGAAAAGTTTGTTGAATCTTTCAATTCGCTATTGTCTGCAAACAATTCACCCAAAGAGGGGCAGCACTCGATAGAACTTGGAATGGATCAGGATTTTATTCCTACCTATGCTGCACAGAACTCTTCCGGTTTTTATAAAGCAATGCCTGCTGGTTGGGACACATTTAAAGATAATGAGCCTGCTGATTCGCAAAGGTCTGTTAGATATTTGTTTTATTTGTGGGATATGGAACAGGCTATAAGCGAGAATATGGATTGGATTGAGTTTGTCGGAAGGTTTACCGATTATAAATTGGTAGAAATTTTTCCGTCGGCTTCTGGCTCGTCCTCTGTAACTGATATTTCATCAATGGGCAACGAGAGAAACCCATCTTCTTCTGGGCAGACGGCGGCAGACAAGCTTGATAAGGAAATTAGTCCTCCTATGCCAATGGGGTGTTTGAGTTTTGACAACATCACCGCCAAAGGGTTGAAGGAAGATCTTGTTAAAGCTGGGAAGTCTCTTAAGAGTGCTAAAGATAAGCTGAAAGAAGATTTAATCTTTTCAGGGAAAAGCATTCGGAAGCAGATTCGTGATGAAGCTTTGGTTACCTTTGACCATACAGGTGAGCCGCTGCTGGGAGACTTAACTTTCAATATGGACAAGATCAATGAACTTGATGATGTGTTTGAAGTTATTCTAAATAAGATTTCTTTGATGGATCTGGTCGGCGCAATTATGGCGTGCTTCAATGTTGATTTCAAAGTAGATTTGAATTTACCACTTCCTTTGAAACTTGATTGTTTGACTTTGCCAACAATTCCAACAATTAAGCTACCAGACTCATTACCCACGTTTGATATTATGGCTGACATACCAAAAAGTATTTTTCAGGCTATCATTGATGCCCTGACTGAAGCTTTCGTGGAGATGATTAAAGATCTTGTGTCTTCCTTGATTGTCCTCTGCAAAGAGGAAGACGAAGATTCTGCTGCAAACATTAATGAGGCTATTGAAGAGGCATCTAATGCCGCCGCCATGAACGAGGACGAGGCTAAAGACTTAGCAGATCAGAAGAAGTTAGATGTTCTTGCCGCAGTAGGTCTTTTATCTGGACCATTTGATGCACCATTGTCCGAAGAGGATAAGAAAGATAGACTTTCAGACTTGGCGTTGTTGCTTGGTGATATATCGTTGTTGCTTTCACCTTCTGAACTTTGTAGGCTTCTATATGGAAGGTCTTCGGCTAGAACTCTTTCAGTAGTACGTTCCTTAATTAATAGAAAATATCCACAATTCAAAAATAAATTAAGAACAAAGACTTCTATCAAAGACTTTATGGTTCTCATCGGAAGGATGGTGGACAGTAGTTTTTGTGAGCAGTTGGCAACGTCGCCTCAAACTAAATACGGGGTCGGAACACTTTGTGATACAACAGTTGATGACTTGGGAGGTCCAGCCGCTGATCGTCTTCGTTCCAAGGGTGATAATATCACGGAAGATCAAATTCTTGAGCAACTTGACCGAGCGAGAAAAAGAAAAGAGAAACGAGCCGATGATCTCGCAAACATTTTGCGCAACCTAGCGGATCTACAATCTGGTCGCTCCAACCCGTTCCAAGACGCAATGCCTCCGTTATTTTGCGGAAAGAATCCGGATGGTTCACCAAAGCCGGGACTTATTGAGCTTAAACATGACTCAATTGACTTTATGTTGGATAAGGTCATGGATACGGTTTTTGAACCTCTTTATATGGCATTCAATAGAGATATCTCATCTTATCAAGACGTGATGATTACGAATACGAACGAAACTAGAAAGGTTTCGGCAACAAAGAAGGCTGACAACGACGACTGGGTGTGGCACCCGGAAGTTTTGAGACAGGAAGCTCAAGGTGTTTCTTTTGATTTTAAAGATGACGACCCCGAAGAAGAGTCCGGCGAAATTCAAGTTCAAGAGGGTGTGAGAAGGGTAAACACTACAACCCAAAAACTATTAAACAATCTTGAGGGTTCAGGTGCGTTTATTACAAAACTTGACACCGAGGGAATTTATTACGAGATGGTGCTCCCACCGGATCCAAACACGAGAATGGCAATAGAACAACTTAAAGAACAGCTTTCTGTGTTCGCCGACAACGGCATCACAGGTGTGGAGCTACCCGATGACGCTGATTGGGATAAGTTTATGCAGGTTATTCCTGACTGGAGAATACGATACAAGATCCCATACCAGACAGAAAAAAGAGACAGAGGGCGATTAGTCGATGACGAATACATTATTGAAATTTTCCCCGGAGAAGATCCTGAAGCTACAGATTTAAGTTTACAAAGAGAAATTAACGCCCCAGTGAATGAGTTGGCGAGAGATTATATCACGTCTGAATTGTACGAGGGTGTTACTGGAGATCCTTTTGAGGAAAGGCAGGGTGTACCGTTTGATAGCTCCTTTGCGAAGGATAACCTTTTTACTCTTTGTGACGACGATACCGGAAAGGTGACAGTTAACCAAACAATTAAAGATCCGTGCAATCCAGAAAGTTCTGTAATTATCCATGAAAGTGAGCATTGTTATTCTTTAGACTTATCAGGCAAGAGTTCCAAGGATGTTCTTAAGCTTCTACAGGATGCTGAATCAGAGGAGGAAAGGTGTGAAATGTTGATCTCTCTTCTCGGTACGGAACATCTTGAATATGAGCCAATTGCCATAATGTTTGAGGATAACTGGTCTTGCGTGAGTGGTTTGCTCGGAACAACTAAGGTTAAACACATGCCACCACAAGCGGAAGTCTTCGGACGACAAGCTGAAAAAATGTGGGACACAGCACTGCATGGTGTAAATGAAGGCGACAACGCTTCACAGTTGCTGACTAAGGTTCGGAAATATTATGCTTCGTATGTACATCCCCAAATTACCAATGATGTGGTGTCCATGATTGCCAAGAGAATATCTAGGTCCACTTTGTTTGACTCCCACGAGATCGTATTAGAGAATACAATAACATCCACCCCTTACTTGGAGAAGGTTGTTTTCTTAAGGGAACCTACCAAGATTGAGAAGGCGTGTGATATTGATCCGCATCCTTTGACGGTTGAGGAATATAAAAAACAGGCTAAGGATGAATTCAGCAACGGCGGCGGCTTTTGTTCTCTTATCGACGGCGTAGAAGATGCCAAAAAACAAGATCCTATGCGGAAAGCAATGTTGAAATCTGTTGCGCAGATGACAATAAGAACTTATGTTATTGATTATTTTTTGAGAGGCGTGTTCGCTTTCACTACGTTTTCCATTGAGGAGACGCTTGATGATTACGTTCTTGAGTTCATGATCAAAAAGATGATTGAGGAAACGAGATCCTATGAGGGCGAGTATTCGGACATGTTCCTTGAATACATTAATTCAATTTCTCCAACTCCGCCCCCTGCTGACGCTGCCACTGATGAGAAGCCACCAGTTTCGGACAATGGAGTTTCCATTGATGAAGAATACGACACTGATGGGGATATAGAAGAGAGCATAATTTCTAATTTGAAGACCCTTTTTGTTGATGAGTTCGCATCAGTTGCTGTGGAAATGAAAGACTTAATTCAGCGTTCGGATAAATATCTTGCAGAAAATATATCTTTTGATAATTCAATTAACGTCCACGATCTCCTGATCGGAACCAGTCCAAACGAAGAAGGATGGATACCAGTAATTGATTTGCCAAGCTTTCTTGGGGAGAACAGATTTTCTAATATAACGCTTGAAGGTAATAATACTAGTCTGGGGATCTCTGGAATAACTTCTCTTGACAATGGTTTAGATTTTGATCTGTCAAACGGAAATATGTTTTTAGAAAAGTTTTTTAAAATCACAAAGAAGGACTGGAATCGCTCCACCCTTGCCAGCAAGATGTTGAACGGGATAAGTGGCTTGAATAAAATCGTGGAAGGTTACGTTGGAGACACTATAGCCAACGACAAAGACTCCGATTCATCAGATTTGGTCACAGCACTTGTAGAAGAACTTAGGAATGAATATGAAGAAAGGGCAACATCAGATTTGATTGCTGCCTTGGATACTGCATGGTCACAAACATTTGGAAAGATTGGTGCTCCGGAAGATCCTGAAGTATATGTTGGCGTACGAGAGATAGACGATCTGGTGGACAGGTTTATTGGAAGCGTCGTTGAGACTCTAGAGTCAGCTTCTGTGGCGGTTGGTGACTTTGGCGGAAGCCTTAATGATTCAGACTCAAACTCGGACAACACCTATTCACTTTTCAATGAAGTTGCGTCAGAACTGTTGGGTACCACAGGGTTCTCATCTGAAGTGTGGCGCATCGGAAACTTTTTTGACATTGCGACCGGCATGAGGTTATGTTATGTTTCGCCGATCAGTGATTCTAAATTTGAATCAGAGGTTTTGGAAGACTTTTATGAGAACACTAACACGTCTGGTATCACGACTTCTAGTGATTTATATACCAAGCTGGGTGAAAAATACAGATCTTTTCGCTTGGTTGAGACTGGTGGTATGTTAGCGGGAGAAAGGAATATTTACACGACCCCTCTCATAGAAACTTTGGATTATAAAACAAATGACTTGGTTACAAACAAGAGTCTTGTTGAGTTAAGTATGTTGGAGGTAGGCTCTAGTGGTTCAAAATGGTCTGAACAATACTATAATGACACTCATGTGAGGGATTTAAAGACGGCTATAAAAGAATCTCCTGAATACGCAGCTTTATTTAAATTTTCTGTACCCACGGAAAGGTTTCTTGGTATGCTCACTGTGTATACGATGATGTCCGTATCTTCCGCTCCAAGGGTGGAGTCAATTTTTGGAGGGACAAAAGATGAGCTAATGAGGATCTTTATGGCACTCTCAAATCCAGACTGGAAGGCTCCCGAGGGACCATCCAGCGCAGACATTTCTAAATTGCATGAACACTTCAGTGGCATCTCTACTCCATGTTTTTCATTCTCATGGGGCGGCGGTGGCGGATTCAAAGGTTTTGGTATGGATTTGGTTCTCAAGCTTGCAATTAAAACACCGCTGCTGGTGTTTAAGGCTGTCGTCGAGATGATTGATCCAAATATTAAAATTGCGAAGTGGATTATTGACTTGTCCAAATTCCTTGGCATATGTCTTCCAATGCCTGCCATTTCTCTTGGGCTGTTACCCCCGACTGTCTTCGGGTTTCCGCCGTTCGGCATCGGCATTGGACCACCCTTGACTCCGCTTGGTTTCGCCTATCTTGCTCTAGGGTTTGAAATTCCAATTGGAAATCCGTTTGCGGATGATTCCGATGACGATGAAGTCTCTGAAGAAGAGTGCGATGCTTTAAGAAAAGAGAAGCAGGATAAGATTGACGCTTTGAGGAAAAAAATCCTTGCAGCAACACAGAAATAAGCAATAAAGATATATTGCTGGTATTTATAGTACGAGGAAGTAGATATGAAAGTAAGGAGTTTGTCTCCCAAATTGCCCCTAACATACGATGAGCAACAAGGCTACAGGATGAACACCGGCTTTGTGGAGCTTATTGTACAGAATTTAAAGATGTTGGTTTTGACCAATCCGGGCGAGAGAATCATGGAACCAGATTTTGGTGTAGGGCTTAAAAGGTTTCTTTTTGAACAAAATATAGAAGAAACCCACGGTGCTATTAATGTCAGGATTAAAAGACAGACAGAAAAATACATTCCATCTATTGAAATAACAAAAATAGATTTTTTTACTTCAGAAAACACACAAGGATTGTCCGACAATTACTTGCACATTGTTGTCTCTTTTTATATTAAACCGCTTGAATTAAATTCAAAGCTTGATTTGCTGTTTGATTCCAGCAAGGGACTATTTATTGAAGGGAATGAATCCAGAGGAAGAACGTAAAAATGCCAAAAAAAATAGTACCAATAAAATACACTAGTAGGGATTTTGACTCAATCAAGTCTTCCCTTGTTGATTATGTCAAGAGATATTATCCCGAGACTTTCCGAGATTTTAGTGAGGCTTCTTTCGGAGCACTGATGCTTGACACAGTTGCCTATGTCGGCGACGTACTTTCTTTTTACTTGGACTATCAAGCTAATGAAAGTTTTCTTGACACTGCCACGGAATATGATAACATATTAAAGCTGGGAAAACAGCTAGGATATAAATTTAGAGGCAATCCCTCGTCGTATGGGATGGTCACTTTTTATATTTTATGCCCTGCAAACAACACAGGCACAGCACCGGATATGTCATATATGCCGGTTTTAAAGAGAAAATCACAGTTCCAGTCAACTGGTGGTGCGTATTATATGTTGGATGAAGACATTCATTTTGATCACCCAACTAACGAAGTTCGTGTTGCCCGTGTGAACGAGACAACTGGTGTCCCGACTGCATACGCTGTGAAGGCTCACGGAAGGGTCGTCTCTGGTAGGCTCACAGAACAATACATTAAGGTAGGACCATATAAGAAGTTTAGAAAAATTAATCTAGAGGCGAGCGATGTCGCTGAAGTTGTATCTGTTCGTGATGATGAGGGGCATGAATATTACGAAGTTGAATATCTTTCTCAAGACGTGATATATAAGCCGGTTACCAACAGAAACGAAGATAGGTTTGAAGCCCCAGAGGTTCTTAAGCCATTTCAGGTTTCTAGGAGGTTCGTCACAGAGAGGACGAGGAACAAAATGGAAATCCAATTTGGCGGCGGTTCTGATATGGAGCTTGACGTTAACAACGTGGTTAATGCTTCTGTGGTAGATCCCGCTAATGTTGTTTTACGACGACATGGCGCACCGTATATTTCCGATGCATCGTTTGACCCACACAAGCTGGTTGAATCTGATGAATTCGGGGTAGCACCATCAGACACGACACTTCATGTTGTGTATAGAATAAACAGTGCTTCAGACACTAATGCATTTAGTGGCACGGTGACAAATGTAAGCTCTCCATATTTTGAGTTCAAGGATAGACCGTCCTTGAGTTCTCGTGAGGTAGCGGCGGTTATGAGATCGCTTGAATGCGTTAATGAAGAGCCCATAGTGGGCGATGTTTCTTTACCAACGAGCCAAGAATTAAAAACTAGAATCCTTGACACTTTTGCTACACAAAACCGAGCAGTC